CTTCACAACTAAGTGATTGCCAATAAACCACTCCTAAATAAAACATATGATTAACAGTGAAGAAATTGAGGCATTCCTACATGGGAATGACCCGGAAGAATTTATAGTTGCAATCGAGTATGATTACCGAGACAACTGTATCTACAAAATTAAGGAGATTCCCGGAAAAGGGAAAGAAATCCGTAAAGACACTTTTACCCCGTTCGCTTGGGTAGGTGATTTAAAAAATCTAAAATTTTATAATGATTCAAAGGCCGCTCAGAAAGAGGCGATGACTAAGTATGGGATTATAATTGAAAAGTTAGAAACTCATGGAAACGAACGTCTCGAAAAAGGTTTAACGTTTTTAGTTAAATCGATGAAAGGTTACCGAGAACTTATCCAATTCTTTAGGGATGGTGGATGTGACCCATGGGGGGATAAATCCAAGGATAAGATTACACTTCTATCTCCGGTGGAACAATACCTTGTATCCAAAGAAAAAAGATTATTTAAAGGGTTTGAAAACTATAACGAGGTTACTCGAATGGTATATGACTTGGAGACGACCGCACTTGAACCAAAGGATGGTCGTATCTTTATGATTGGAATTAAAACCAATAAAGGTTACCACAGAGTAATCGAATGTACTGATGAAAATGAAGAAAAGGGTGCAATCATCGAATTCTTCAAAGTAATCAACGAACTTAAACCATCTATTATTGGTGGGTATAACTCAGCAAACTTTGACTGGCATTGGATATTTGAGAGAAGTAAGATATTAGGGATTGATTTAAAGAAAGTTTGTAAATCATTGAACCCTAATCACTCTTTTACTCGTAAAGATGGTATGTTGAAATTGGCGAATGAGGTTGAGACTTATACTCAAACTTCTATTTGGGGTTATAATGTAATTGATATTATTCATGCTGTTCGTAGAGCACAGGCAATTAATTCAAGTATTAAAGCGGCTGGTTTGAAATACATTACCAAGTATATTAACGCTGAATCACCAAGTCGTGTTTACATTGACCACTTGGATATTGGTCCGTTTTATGCAAACAAAGAAGAGTTTTGGTTAAACACTACTAATGGTAATTATAAAAAAGTTGGTGTTGATTCTAAGATTGATGAGATTTGTGAGAGAAGAACTGACACTTACGAAAAAACTACTGGTGATAAGTTAGTTGAAAGGTATCTTGACGATGACTTAGATGAAACCCTTAAGGTGGACCAAGAGTTCAACCAAGGTTCATTCTTGTTGGCAGCAATGATTCCAACAACATATGAAAGGGTTTCAACTATGGGTACCGCAACATTATGGAAAATGTTAATGTTAGCTTGGTCTTATAAACATGGGATTGCAATACCGGCAAAAGAATCGAAGACTGACTTCGTAGGAGGTCTTTCAAGACTATTAAAAGTTGGTTATAGTAAGAATGTCCTAAAACTCGATTTTAGTTCCCTATACCCCTCAATTCAGTTGGTACACGATGTATTTCCTGATTGTGATGTTACCGGTGCAATGAAGGGTATGTTAACTTACTTCCGTAATACTCGTATCAAATACAAACAATTGGCTGAGGAGTTTTACGAAACAGATAGAGCAAAATCGGAATCATATGGTAACAAACAATTACCGATTAAGATTTTTATCAACTCGATGTTTGGTGCACTATCAGCACCACAGGTATATGCTTGGGGTGATATGTATATGGGTGAACAAATTACTTGTACGGGAAGACAATACCTTCGTCAAATGATTAAATTCTTTATGTCAAAAGGATATACCCCTTTAGTAATGGATACTGATGGTGTTAACTTCTCCACACCGGATGAGGCGAATGATAGAGTTTATGTTGGTCGTGGATTGAATTGGAAGGTTAAAGAGGGTAAAGAATATTATGGACCTGAGGCCGATGTTGCGGAGTATAATGATGTTTTTATGAGAGGTGAGATGGCACTTGATACTGATGGTGTTTGGCCTTCAACTATTAACTTAGCTCGTAAGAATTATGCGGTTATGGATTCTAAGGGTAAAATAAAACTTACCGGTAATAGTATTAAGTCTAAAAAACTTCCGTTGTATATTGAGGAGTTTTTAGACAAAGGAATTAAATTATTACTTCAGGGTGATGGTCAAGGATTTGTTGAATATTATTACGAATACCTACAAAAGATTTACGATAAAGAAATATCTTTAAGTAAAATTGCGCAGAGAGCAAGAGTTAAATTATCTTTAGAAGATTATAAGAAACGACTTTCAACTAAAACTAAATCGGGTAATAGTATGTCTCGAATGGCACATATGGAATTGGCGTTACAAGAAAATTTAAAAGTTAACTTGGGTGATGTGATTATGTATGTTAATAATGGGTTAAGAGCATCTCATGGTGATGTACAGAAAAAAGGTGACGGGTTACAACTAAATTGTTATATGTTAGATAAAAACATATTAGATGATAACCCGGATTTAAAAGGTGATTATAATGTTGCGAGAGCGGTAACTACGTTTAATAAAAAATTACAACCACTTATGGTAGTATTCCAAGATGAGGTCAGAAATAATCTATTAGTGAATGAACCTGAAAAGAGAGGAATATTTACCAAATCACAATGTGAGTTGATAAACGGACATCCATTGGATGAAGGGTCTCAAGATAGATTACAGGAAGATGTTCTTGACGTTACTGAACAAGAATTAAAATATTGGGAAAAAAGAGGTTTATCTCCTGATTATATGTATGACTTAGCCGAAGAAGGTTGGGAAGAAAAATTAGGGGTGATTGTATAAAAAAAGTGGTCTTAGGACCACTTTTGTTTTTTATGATTGTTTTAAACCGTCGGATGATAAAATATACCAATTACCACCAACAAATCTGAATTCAATACAAGCGTATTGGTCGGCAATTATTTCATCATAATCTTCATCTATTTTTCCAAAATCAGGTTTAATTGTAATTTTAGTCATTGATTTAATAACAACATGGTCAGTTGTTCTTGAGTTTAAAGTAATTACTGATTGTGATACACCTCTAACAATAATACAACTTTCACCATTGGTTTTATACTCCAATTCTGATACTACAGAAATTTCTGAAGAATCAATTATTAATCCGTTTATTATTTTTCTTGACGGTATTGATTTAATTATTGCCATGTTATATTACGTATATTTGTCGAGGCATTGCTCTAAATTTCATTTGTTTGTTTAAGTTTTCAGCAATTAATGCTTCTCGTTCCATCACTTTTTCAGGTCTCAATCTTGTTAACCATCCTTCCGCTCCGGTTAATTCCTCTAATAATTTAGATTTTTCATCTTTAGCTTCAGTTGACAATGACTGATAATCCATTGTTAATTCACTATCCGGAGTTTTAAGATTACCACTATATTTTCCCCTAACTCTTGCTAATGTTTCTTTACAATATGCTGTGAACCATCTTCTAACCCATTGTTGACCTGGTATGTTTAAATCTTCCCAAGATAAATTATCCATTGGAACATCTGAAGGTAATTTAATAACATCAGGATTATTTTTTAAACAATCGGCTCTATTATCAGGTGATACATCATAATACCAATACCACACTGCTTTACCCACATAACCGTTAATATTATTCCAATTAAATCTTCCTCCCGGTGTATTGTATAAATGAATATTTTTCTTACCGTCAGGTAATCCGGTAATTCTATAGGTAAGTGAACCTCCTAAAATTCTACTCAAGACATTCGCCTCTTGCATTCTCACTAAATAATCAAAACCTGACATCATAAAGTAAGAACCTTGATTTCCCATTTGAGCGAATCCTGCTTCATTGGCACCAAGACCAATACCCGCTCCAAATCCACCGGCAGTGGCACCTAATCCAAATGCGTTCCATGGTCTATCACTGAACCATAATAGTTCATTAACCTCACGACCTGCAGGTATTTCGTATGTTTGAGTGTTAGCACTTAAAATAAAATAGTCTTTCTTCAAAACCCAAGGACCTTCAGTTTGAAGACCTACAATTTTTGAATATGAATAACTAAATTGTTGTTCAAAGTCCATTGTTCGAGTAATCAACGCTTTTGCAACTGATTTCTCATTCATGTTTAGGTTAACTAAATTAACCCATTGGCTATCTATTAACCACTGAAGAACATATTCTTCATAGTCACCTATAGATAATTCCATTAAGGAGTCCAACATTTCATCTTCAAGCTCTACACTTCTAAGTGGTGCGCCCAATTGATGTTTGACTCTCGTATAAATTTTACTTCTTTCTGGTTCCGGTATAACTGCCATAACTATAAATATATTGTTAAACGTTATTGTAATTCGTATAATAACGCATCTAATGGAAATACATATTTACCATCAGATATTTTTTTATTTTTATTGTCAAATATCAAAACTTTTCCTCCCCTTTGAAAAATCATCCAATCAGTATTATATTTACCCACAATACCATTACCATCAATAACAATATTATTTTCATGTTTTTCCATGGACTTATAACCCTTGATTTGTGCGGTTTTTAATTCACCATTTAATGTTATTTTAATATCAATACCTCCAATTGCGTCCTTTTTAATTCCGGGACCACCTACCATTTCAGTACTGACATTATCACCAAAATTTTTAACAAGTACGTTTGATACGTTATTTTCTCGTTCTCTTCCTTGTCTTTCTTTAATCTCTAAAATTTTTAATAAATTTTTAAAAGTACTACTATTAACATCAAAAATTCTATTTTTATAGTAATTAATCGCTCTAAGGAATCTTTCAGTTTCTTTTATTTGTTCTTCAGGTGTTTTATTTTTAAAATTAATTGGTGATGCATTTGGAATTTGTTTAATTACTTGATTAATGTCATTAACTAAAACACAAAATGTTGAAAAATTAGTGTTAAGATTATTGATTAAAGACCTTCCTGGAGCTTCTAAATCATAATAACCGGGAATATAAATTTCACCTGGATTTAGAACCCAGTAGTCAGAAAAAACATCATAAAGGATTTTATTAATACCCTCTTTAAATTTTGATTTAACCTTGTCGTTGGTATCATATAATTTTCCATAAAAGTCATTTTCAGAAGATGAGCACATTTCTGATTTTCCCTCCATTAATATTTGTTTAATTTTTGTTGACTCCATAAGTTTGGTCTCGGTCTTCATTTCGTATAATTTAGAAACGAAGTCCCAATTTACCACTTTCCAAAAGTTTGAAATGTATTCATCCCTTTTGTTTTTATATTTAAGATAATAGGCGTGTTCCCATAAATCTAACCCTAAAAGTGGGAATCCACCACCTTTAATAACATTCATCAATGGATTATCTTGGTTTGGTGTGGACATAATTTTTAATGTGTTTCTTGATGTTAAAATCAACCATACCCATCCAGACCCAAATCTTTCTTTTGCAATTTTTTCAAACTCTGATTTAAAGGATGTAAAACTACCATATTGTTTATTAATTTTTGTTAACAATTCTCCTTTAAGTTTCATTGGTTTCGGTGATAACATATTCCAAAATAATGCATGATTAAAAGCACCACCGGCATTGTTTCGTATTGTTTTGTCAAATCGACTGATAGTTTTAATTATTTGAATTAATTCTAAATCCCCTTGTTTTTTCTTTGAGAGTGCGTCATTCAATTTATCAACATAACCTTTGTAATGTTTGTTGTAGTGAAATTCCATCGTTTCTGGGTCGATGAATTGTTTCAGGGCTGAGTAAGAATAAGGAAGTTTTTCTATTCCAATTTTCTTCATTTCCGTTATTAACAATCTTTGTTCCTTTAATACGTGATTTCCAAGGATTACTGTTTCTAACTCTTTAATTTTTTGTTCTATTTTTTTCATATGTTTGGATTAACCATTACATATAAATAATCGAAAATTGGTTTAACGACGCATTTCATTAATTCTCTTTAAAATTTCTTCAGCGGCGTCGGCAGTATTTTGATTATCTCCCATAACGGTTGCGATAACTTGTTTTTTATTGTGGAGTATATCATAAATAATTCCCTCAATGGTATTTTCGAAAATCGGGTAATAAACTAATACATTATTTTTTTGACCATATCTGTATGCTCGGTCTTCTGCTTGTGCGTGGTCGGATGGTAAGAATGATAAGTCGTTGAAGATAACTGCCTCTGCTGAGGTTAAAGTAATACCAACACCGGCTGCTTTAATATTCCCAACAAAAACTTTTATTTTATCATTCTCTTGGAATTGGTCAACACTAAACTGTCTCTCAACCTTGGACATTGACCCATCAAGTTTAACCGCGGCTTTTCCAAAGTGTTCAGTAATTTTATTTAACGAATCTGTGAAATTACAAAATATGATTACTTTTTTGTCTTGTTCAATAATGTTTTCAGCAATTTCAATTGTTTGTGAAATCTTTTCATCAGCAATAATTTGACGAACTTTGGTTAACTTGGTGAACTGAACCGTAAGTGATTTTGACTCCTCAGGGTTTTTTTCGTACCAATTGTAATAATCCCCCATAACTTCTTCATACACTTTTGATTTTAATCTCAAGTAAACAGGTGTTATAATTTTGTCGGGTAAATCTAAAACATTTTCTTTCAATCTTCTCAAAGTAAGACCTGCAGTCCGGTCACGTAATTCTTCAAGGTTTGACGCTCCTTGAACATTCCAAATTTTTCTTGGACCAACTTTAAATTGAAAACCGGAACAATAACGAATAACGTATGCCATCCAATTCTTAGCGACAGGAGAATCAATTAAACTAAGTAAGTTAAAATAATCTATTGGACGAGAAGTCATTGGTGTACCGGTTAACAACCATAATCTATCAACACTCTTGGTAATATCGTTGATAAGTTTTGTTCGTTGTGCTTGAGCATTTTTAATGTAGTGAGCTTCATCGATAATAACCAAATCAAATTTTGACATTAAAATTAATGATTCATCTTTCTTTTTTGGGTCATGAAAATTCTTCATGATATCGTAATTTATAATAACAAAATCATGTTCCGTGCTAAATTGTTTTCCTTCTGAAATAAAAATTGGTCGGTCAGAATAATTCTCAATTTCTCTTTTCCAGTTAATTTTAAGAGTTGCTGGACAAATAATTAAAATCTTCTTGGACTCGGTCTCTAAAGCTGCGATAATGGTTGAGGTCGTTTTACCAAGACCCATATCATCAGCAAGGATAAACTTTTTATTTTCAACTAATTTTTGGATTGCTTCTTTTTGGTGTTCGAGAGGTGGACGGTTGGAATATTTTGAGTAATCAATAACAACATCCTTAACAGAATTATCTTTAATGATTGCGGCTTTCGGTAACCAAAAATGGTGTAGTTCCTCATTTTCAAATACTTTACCCCAAATATGGAATGCCTTTTCTTTATCGGATAATAATTTTTCAACCCAAATTTTTTGTGGAATTTCAGTGTATAATTTATCATCGGCGAGTTTCTGAGCGAAGTACGCATCAAGAATTACCCATTTTCTTGCGACTTTAGGTTGTTTATCGTGATTGTTAATTATGTATTCAGATTGACTCCTTGTGGGGTAAAACTTACGATTTAATTGTGACTTACGTTTCAATTCGATTAAGTAGTTGTTACCACCTTCATAAGTTTCCAATAGGGACAATGCTTTTGACTCTAAACTTGTTTCACTCATTTAATTAATATTCGTATGTGTCCTACCGTCGTTCCAATAACTCATATCACCATAATATGTAAAAATTTCTTCGTTAGGATTTATTTGTTTTATTGCATAAAATTCAAAAGTATTATTTTCCACATTCGACCTCCAAGTTGAATTTGGATTGTCACTATGATTATACAACATTGCATAACCTGTTGCAACAACTTGTGATGTCCATTCATTTCCTTGAGGCCAATTATATCGATAATCAATTAATATGTGACTGACTTCTTTATTCAATCCCATATCGATTACAGGACAAATTTCAATGATTTCCCCTTCGTAAATTATTTCATTTGCAAATACACCTAACCCATGTATTGGGCTATCAGAGATGTAAATTTTATGTGGTGTAGATATTTTCATAAAAGTTTCATTTAAATATAAGTAATTATAAAGTATTTATCAATATATGCAAAAATTAGTTCCAATTACAAGATTAGGTAAATTCTTCGGAGCCGAAGATTACGCTCTCGACATCGGTATGGGTGAGGAATGGTTATTAGGGGATATGAACTTCACAGTAATCCTTTATCGCATTGACCGATATAAAACCAAGACAGACGATGTTTATGGTGAGGTGACGGAAGATGGTATACAGTTCATGGCACCTGTTGAATTACAAGGTTTGGTTCAAGTTATGGCACCGACATCTAAATTAATTGCCAGTTCTAAACTTGAAATGCAGGAACCTGGTAATATGAAATTCTCATTGTATCAAAAAACACTTGATGAATTGGGTGTTGAAATATTTTTGGGTGATTATCTTGGGTATTATGAAACTGAAGATAGAGTTAGATACTATGTAGTAAGTGACGATGGATATGTTAGGTCTGATAATAAACATACTTATGGTGGATACAAACCATTCTACAGAACTATTGTTGCGACTTACGTAAGTGAAAACGAATTTAGAGGAATATAATGGAATACATAATAACAGAGAGTAAATTATTTAATGCCATCTATCAGTATATTGATGAGTCTTATGACGTGGATAAAATTGATTATTTTAATCCAACAACTTGGAATGATGATGAACATGATGACAAAGAAAATCCATATATTACGGAGTTTTTTAAGACTGAATATGATGGTGATTATGATGAAAATGGGATGTTATTTATTTATATTGTAAAGGAATATTATTCAGATGAACCTTCAAGACAATCTTTTATAAATCAAACACCAATTTTAATTGTTAATGATTATGGAACGTTAGAAACAATGTTTGGTGAATATTGGAAAGGACCTTTTAAAAAATGGTTTGAAAATAAATTTGAATTACCCGTTAAAACAATTGTAGCTGATTAATGGAATACATAATAACAGAGAGTAAATTATTTAATGCCATCTATCAGTACATTGATAGTTATCTAAACCCAAGTGAAATGGATTGGGTTTATGGTTATGGTGAAGATGAGGATGGTTATTCTGATATGGATATTGAAGATGAAAACTTTTTAATATTCTATAAAGGAGAATATGAGGGAGAAGAAAATAGTGATATAGTTTTTAATTATTTTGATGTTGACTTCTATAATGAAAATGACCCATCACATAAACCGTTTAGAAATCAAGCACCGATTTTAGAAGTTATGGGTGAATATGGTGAACATTTAGACACGGTGTTCGATGACCATTGGGTTGAACCTATGAAAAAATGGTTCCAAGATAATTTTAATTTACCCGTTAAATCGTTGTCTACACATTATTAATGATGAAAGTATTAGTTAAAGAATCCCAATTAAGGAGAATATTTGAAATTGTTACCAATAACGAAGAAGATAATTTTATAGGTAAACGAGTGATGGTTTATTATAACCTTCACAAACACACATTCTCGGTGACATATAAATCTAAAGTGATAATGCATGCGGATTATGTTAAGTTAGGTGATGTTGAGTTTAGAGTTAGAAAAGGTGGAAAAGACAGAGTTCGTTCAGAAAAATCAAAAAATGTTCATGCGTTTGTTATTGGGGATTTATTAGATTTTTGTGAATACCCTTGTGATGACATACCAACACCATCGTCAGATATGATTATTACATATAACCCATACAAGTATGATTCATTTGTTTATAAATCAAGTGGAGAACCAATTTATAGTGCCACTGAAGTAGATATGATAAATTCACAAAATAAATTATTTGTAGTTAAGAAATAAAATGCCGTTACCAAAGAAAGTTATACCAACATTACCATTAGTCCCACAGAAGACATTGTCTGCTCGTAGGGAACAACTATTGGAATATATTAATAAAGACGGAACATATCTACCTAAATCAGTATTACATGCCGATTTAGATAGGGGAATGTTAGATTTTGTTAAAAACGATTTGGAGGTCATCACCGCAGGAAAAGTGGTTCCGATGGTGGATATCATTATCACATCACAAAACTGGTCCCAATATGTTGAGACGGCATTATTTGTGGATTTAGATTATAACCCATCCCCGCCCTTTATCACGGTGGTTAGAAGTCCTGAAGTTAAGTTTGGAACCAACCCATCATTACAATATACAATACCTGATAGAAAACAATTCTACTACGCGTCAGTTCCAACTTGGAATGGAAACGAACAAGGGATGGATATCTACACAATACCTCAACCGGTCCCTATTGATATCAATTATAGTATAAAGATTATTTGTAATCGAATGAGAGAACTTAATCAGTTGAATAAAATAATAATGCAAAAGTTTTCCTCAAGACAGGCGTATACATTTATCAAGGGTCAATACGTTCCAATTATTATGAATAATGTTTCCGATGAATCTCAAATGAGTTTGGAATCAAGAAAATATTATGTTCAATCGTATGATTTTACAATGTTAGGTTATTTGATTGATGAAGAAGAATTTCAAGTTAAACCTGCAATTGCAAGAGTTACTCAACTTATGGAATTAACAGGAGCGGGAAATGCCGGAAAGAAAAATAAAACATTAGAAAACCCAAATCAATTTTTGGAGAATTATTTATTTGTTGTTGGGAACGACACTTTAAGTGATATTGTTGCATACACTGCAAATCTTTCTTTTGGAAATTGGAGTAATGTCGACTCTTATGATGTTTACATTAATGGAGATTATTTTGGCACCGATGTTCAAAATATTCAGATAACAACTAACGATATTTTACGTATTGATGTTGTTAAAACCGATGACACCAAAGAGGCGTCGATACAGTTCAATAACCTATTAGTTTAATCTTCTCCGTAGATATCTTTCTTCTCTTTACAGGTTTCTACGATTAATTTTTCCAAAAACTTATAAATTTTTAATCCTCGTTTTTCACAGTATTTTTTCAGTATCTCGTGGATGGCGGGGTCAATTTTAATATTCTTGATTTCTTTTGTCTGTTTCATAGGTAGAAAAAAGGTAGAATTTATTCATACTCTTTACAAATACATATCTAAAAGTAAAGTTTTTTGATATTCTATTGAATATTTATCTATAAAATAAATCTGCAATAGAATAATTAGATAATGGCAACAGCACAAGCAAATCAAAAAGTTTTCGTTTCACCGGGTGTGTACACTTCTGAAACTGACTTATCATTCGTAGCACAAAGTGTGGGTGTTACTACCCTAGGTTTAGTTGGTGAGACTTTAAGAGGTCCAGCATTTGAACCGGTATTTATAACAAACTACGACGAATTCCAAGCCTTTTTCGGAGGAACAGAACCAACCAAATTTGTTAACACACAAATCCCTAAATATGAAGCGGCTTACATCGCTAAATCATACTTACAACAATCGAATCAGTTGTTCGTGACAAGAATCTTAGGATTGTCAGGATATGACGCAGGTCCGTCTTGGAGTATTAGAGTTACTGCGAATGTAGACCCTACAACTGTAATCCAATCCCCAACCGGAGCGACTTCTTGGTCTGTATCTTTTACAGGTTCAACAAGTGCGGGTACTGTTAATTTTATTAGTGGTTCATTCCCAACTGCGGTTCAGACTAACTTTAACACACAATATAGATTATCAGATGGTAGTACTTCTACATATAATAATGATATAACAAATACAATTTTAGATGTTGTTGGTGACCCAACGTTATCTGCAACTACTGCGGTGTCTTACGGTCCACTTCCGGAAAGTGATTATTATACGTTAGTTAACCAATATGGTACAGTAGTAAATGCTTACGGTGTTGATAGTCTTGATTTGGCAGATAATGATTTATCGGCAGGTGCAAATGATTCTTGGTTTTACGCAAACTTTAATAACTTTACAGGAAATGCTTATTCAGGGTATTCATTTTATTATGACTTTAATTCAATTACTACAGGTGTAACTGATAGTTTCTCGGGAACAATTTCAGGGGAGTATTATAGTTTCATTGGTACCGCATATACTGAATATAACAACATGGTTATTGCAACACTTCGTTCAAGAGGTATATCATTATATGTTAATAGTACAACAAGTGATAATCACGGTCCTGTTTATGAAGTCAGTGCGACAACTAACGTAACATTATTGAGTTCAGACCAATATTCAAGTATTGATAAAAACCCTTATGCGTCATTTGGATTATCAGGTGTTACTAAAGATGGTGATAATTTTACATTTGAAACTAACTTATTAGCTTCATCTTCAAAATTCCTTACTAAAGTATTAGGTGTTGATAATTTTGGTAAATCAAGAAATGAAGTTCCATTATTTGTTGAAGAAATTTATCCTGCTTCGTTGGCTTACGCATATAACCAAGGTTATATTAAAGGTATTAATCCTCAATTGGTATCATTACCGGATGCTAGAAGTGAAAACCCTTCATCAATTGCATACAATGTTAATCAATACCAATCACCTGTAACACCATTCTTAGTTTCTGAGTTGAGAGGTAATAAAGTTTATAAATTATTCAAATTTGTGTCAATCTCTGATGGAGATGCTGCGAATTTGGAGGTTAAAGTTTCAATTGCTAATTTATCATTTAACAATATGACATTTGATGTGTTAGTAAGAAATTTCTTTGATACTGACGCTAATCCAGTTGTAATTGAGAAATTTACTAACTGTAATATGGACCCTAACTCTAACAACTTTGTTGCTAAGAAAATTGGTTCTACTAATGGAGAGTATGCATTACTTTCTAAATATGTAATGATTGAGATGGCTGATGAGGCACCAATCGATGCAATTCCTTGTGGATTTGAAGGATATACTCAAAGAGAATACGACACGGTTTTAAACCCATCTCCGGTTCCAAAATTTAAAACAAAATATTTCTTCCCTGGTGAAACTATTGCAAATCCTCCATTTGGAGCTGCAACAGGTGGTTCTAATTTAGTAGAATCTCCGGGAGATATTGTTAGAAGAACTTATTTAGGTTTCTCAACACAATATGGTATTGATGAATCGTTCTTAACTTATAAAGGTAGACAAAATCCACAATCTTGGGTTATTGCACCTCAACCAATTGAAGGAGCGGCTTGGAATTACGTAAGTAAAGGTTTCCACATGGACTCAGGAGCAACGGTTGTTACTATTTCAAATAGTTCATTAACAAGTGGTCAAACAGCGTTTGAATGTGGTACAGCTGATTTCAGATTTGACCCTGAAACTCAAGAAAACCCTTACTACTTCATTTACTCAAGAAAATATACTGTATGTTTTGCGGGTGGATTTGATGGATGGGATATCTATAGAGAGTTTAGAACAAACCAAGATAGATTCCAATTAGGTCAATCAGGATTCTTAGCGGGGGCATCGTCTTCTACAAGATACCCTAATGCTACAGGTACTGGTTTATTTAAAAGAATTACAGTTGCTAACAATACTCAAGACTTTGCAAACACTGACTATTACGCATACTTACTTGGTATATTGACCTTTAGTAATCCTGAAGCAACAAACATTAATGTGTTCGCGACTTCAAGTATTGATTATGTTAATAACTCGAATCTTGTTGAAGAAGCGATAGATATGATTCAATACCAAAGAGCTGACTCGGTTTATATCGCGACAACACCTGATTATAATATGTATACTCCTGATGCTTCAAACCCTCAAGATATTATTTATTCTCAAGAGGCGGTTGATAACTTGGACAATACAGGAATTGACTCTAACTATACCGCAACTTACTATCCTTGGATTTTAACAAGAGATACAGTTAATAATACACAAATTTATTTACCTGCAACAGGTGAAGTTTGTAGAAACTTAGCGTTAACAGATAACATTGCGTTCCCATGGTTCGCATCAGCGGGTTACACAAGAGGTCTTGTAAATTCTGTTAAAGCGAGAGTTAAATTGACTCAAGAAGATAGAGATACATTGTATCAAGGTAGAATTAACCCTATCGCTACTTTCTCTGATGTTGGTACAGTTATTTGGGGTAACAAAACTTTACAAGTTGCTGACACAGCACTTAACAGATTGAATGTAAGAAGATTATTACTTCAAGCTCGTAAGTTAATTTCGGCAGTGGCGGTAAGATTATTGTTTGAACAAAACGACCAAATCGTTAGACAACAATTCTTAGATAGTGTTAACCCAATCTTAGACTCAATTAGAAGAGACCGAGGTTTATACGATTTCCGTGTAACAGTTTCATCTTCACCTGAGGATTTAGACAGAAATACATTAACAGGTAAAATTTACTTGAAACCGACAAAAGCGTTAGAGTTCATTGATATTGAATTCTTCATTACTCCAACAGGAGCTTCGTTCGAGAATATTTAATGAAAACCATAAGTGGGGATACGTCCCCACTTTTTAGCCAATTATGAAAAAAATTACATTAAAAGAAGGAATTGATGAAAAGGGTACACCTGATATGAAATATTATGCATTCGATTGGGATGATAACATAGTTCATATGCCAACCAAAATTATGGTTAAAACTGAAGACGGTGATGAAATTGGTATGACTACTGATGATTTTGCGGAATACAGACATCAAATAGGAAAAGAACCTTTTGAGTATGATGGTGAGACTGTTGTGGGATATGGAGAAGAACCATTCAGAAATTTTCAAACACCGGGAGATAAAAACTTTTTGATTGACGCAATGAGGGCTGAACTTGGGCCAGCATTTGACGACTTTAGAGAAGCTATTAACGAAGGTTCTATCTTTTCTATAATAACCGCTCGAGGACACAATCCTAATACCTTAAAACAAGCCGTTTACAATTATATTATAGAAGGGTTTAATGGTATTGATAAAGATGAGTTAATTAAAAACTTAAAAAAATATAGAAGTATTTCCGGAGACGAAGATATGAATGACGATGAATTAATTAAAACATATTTAGATATGTGTAGATTTCATCCGGTTTCTTATAATGACCCTGAAGGAGCTGCTAATCCTGAGGAAGCAAAAGTTCGGGCAATGGATAAATTTGTAGATTATATTAAAGAAATCTCTTCAAATTTAGACAAAAGAGCGTTCCTGAAAAAAGATATTAGTAATAATTTTATACCATCAAAACCAACTATTGGGTTCTCAGATGATGACGTTCGAAACGTGGAGGTTATGAAAAAACACTTCAAAGATAAAGAAGACAATATTGTAAAAACTTATTCAACTGCAGGAGGATTAAAAAAAGAATATTAACTAGTATTAAAGAACTAG